GTGTACCACTTCTTCCCGAAGACGAAAATCTACCAGAAGATAAAGAGGAGCTGAAGCTTTGGAAAATGCAATTCCAGCGTTTACCAGAAGAGATTGGTTACGAAATGGCTTGCAACGATGTTCTTGCAGCAAACGGCTGGTTTGATACCCTGAAAGAAAAAATGCTGCACGACAGCGCTGAAACAGGGTTTGTCGGCACCTATACTTGGATGGATGACCAAGGCGTAATTCACGTTGAATGGCTGAAGCCCGAGAATTGTTTTTACTCTTATTCAACCTATCCCGATTTTAGAGACACTACTTGGCGTGGCGTTGTTCGTACTTACAAGATTAGCGAGCTGCGTAGAAAGTACGGAGTAGAGTTTGGCGGTAAGGTTAGCGAAGAGGATTTGTTTAAGATGGCTCAGTTTTCTAAAGAGTTCCAGCTTTATGATAATATCACTTGGCTTACCGAGTGGAATGTTACCTTCCTTCGTCCTTATGACGAGTGGAATATTGACGTTATTGAGTTTGAGCTGAAGACTGTTGACAAAGACGACTATACCGTTGTAACGACTAAAAAGAATAAAAGCACAATCTTAAAGAAGGGAAGACCAGAAAAGATTGCCGAAAACGAAAAACTTATTTCCGATACGAAGTGGAATATCTATCGCGGTGTTTATTGCCGACCCACCAATACTATGCTTGAGTGGGGGCTGAAGACCAATATGATTCGCCCGCAAGACCCAAAGGAGATTGGAAATTCGGAGTTCTCGTACACCTTTTATATGGTACAGAACTATGACATGACTTCCCTCGCCATCCCAGAAAAAATTCAAGAGCCAGTTGACCAGATGATTATTGCTCGTCTCAAGATGCAGCAGTTAGTGGCAAAGATGCGTCCTACTGGTTCGGCTATCAATTGGGATGCCCTACAAAATATTGATTACGGATTGGGAGACCAGAATAAAGGAATTGACGTTAAAAAGCTTTACGACCAGACTGGTGATATTTATTATCGCGGTAGGGATGCGGAGGGAAATGCCGTTCCTGTTCCTATTCAGGAGCTTTCTAATTCTGGGTTTTTAGCACAACTGCAAGGGCTTATTTTACTTTACGATAAGCACTACCAGATATTGAAGGATGAGTTAGGGGAAGACCCGAACCTCATAGCAGCCGCTATTCAGCCCCGCGTTGCCGTTTCTAACATTAATACCGCAGAGCAAGTAGCACAAAACGCTACCGACTACTTCTATTGGGCATACACTAATTGTATGGCAGAAACCTCTAAGAAAGTAGCATCGCTTCTTAAGACGTCTGTGATGTACGGAGCAAGCGTGTACCGCGATATTGTCAAAGTTGACAACAACGAAATCGCTACCCGCATCTTTAATGCAAGAATACAGATGCTGCCCGATCAGTACGAGTTAGCTCGTTTTGAGGCAATGCTTAATCAGGCTCTCGCATCTTCCCCCGACCTAGTGCTTTTTGTTGACCCATTCCAAATTATGCGAGTAGCAAAAGAGGATGTCAAGTTAGCGGAAGCCTTGTTCAGAAGAGCACAAAAGAAAATGATTATCTATAATCAGACAAAAGCAGCCCAAAACCAAGAAGCAACAATTCAAGGTCAAATACAAGCTGCCCAAGTAGCCGAACAAGAAAAAAGAGCCACCAAGGATCAAGAGGGTATGATAGATATGAAGCGTGCTGAAATGGCCGCCAATGCCCAAAACAAGACGGCCGTTCTTCAGATGGCAACTCAGGCTTACTTAAAGCACATGGAGACGGGTCAGCCTATTCCTCCAGAAATACAGCCTTTAATTCAGGCGGTAATGGAAAATGTAGCTTTATCGGCAGCCATATCTTCCCAAGAGAAACAAGAAGAAGTCCTTGCAAAAATGCAAATGGCAGCCGCTATGCAACAGCAGATGGGTGCGGGGGAAGAAATGCCACAAGGCGAAATGGCCCCTGAGGAGCAAATGATGCAAGAACAACAACCACAACTTCCCCAACAATAAAATAAAAAATATATGCCCACAGTAACAGTAACAAATAGAAAAGAATCACAAGCCTTACGAGGCGAAGATGTCGTTGTAACACTCAACGCAGCCGACCAACCCAATCTGGCAAGCATCCTACCCGGACAAGCTTGCTCTATCTCTGGAGTAGCGGTATACGGAACAATCGCCCGTGTAGATAGTTACGGCATCAGCTTTGAGGTATCACCCTTGCAGCCTAATCTTGATTTTGCTTCACCAAGCCAGCCCGGTTATTTGGCCTCTGGCGCATCAATCGTAATCACAACCTAAAATAAATAATATGTCAGTTCAAATAGTATTAGACGTTACAGCAGACTTCAATGCTGATTCCAAGGTACAGCTCGACACAGGCGGCTTTGACTACGCTATCGTTCAGTTGGTAAGCCCAAGCGGTACCGTTGACTTTAAGCACACCAACGATGCTGGAGATGTAGAAGGCGTATCCGACGGATCGGCCGTTTCAGCAACAAATTTTGTGGCTGTTCAGGGAACAAACCTTGCTTCTGGGACTGCCGTGACTTCCCTCGCAGCATCAGGACTTGTTCGCTTTGGATACATCGGACGCTTCCTTCAGCTTTCTGGAACCTCTGTAACCGTTACAAAAGCGCTTGTACGACTCTACAAAATCTGTTAAAAGATGAAAAGGAAAATTGTAAAACTCAAGGTAAAAAAGAAGGGCCAGAAGCCTATTGAGTTCAAGGCGGGCGCACTTCGCGCTCAACTTGGGGTCAAGAAGGATGAGAAAATCCCTGCTGGTAAGATGAAGGCAGCGGAAGAGGGCAAGATGGGCCCCTTGGCTAAGAAGCGTGCATTATTTAAGAAAAACGTATTAACGGGGAAGAAATGATTTTAGGCGTTAGCCATAAAGAGAAAGAATTATTTCTTACTAAAAAAAGTAAGAAATTTGGTATTGTGTATAAAATAAAGAACAATATAAATTCTGATTTCTATATTGGTAGCACTTGTAATTTATATAAAAGATATTATACGCACTTAAGAGACATAAGGTCTAATAAAAAAACTTGTGTTAAACTTGTTAGGGCGGCCAACAAATATGATGAAGATAATTTTGAGTTTAATATAATAGCTAAATGCCCTCCTGAATATGTTTTAAAATTAGAGCAATGGTTTTTAGACAATTTAAAACCAAAATATAATGTAGCGAAAGTTGCAGGTAGTAACGAGGGTATCAAAAGAACAGAGGAGTGTAAAAAAGCAAAAGCTATTCAGCAAAAAGAAAAGTGGCTTGATGAAAATTATAGAAACCATCATCTTGAAAGTTTATCTAATAATTGGAAATCAGGATCAGGACATCGAATGGCAAAGATTAACGAACAGGTGGCTAAAGAAGTAAAAGATTTGATAAAACTGGGAAAGTCTTGCAAAGAAATTAAAGAATTAAAAAATATTAGCATACATATTGTTAAAGATATTAAAAGAGGTAAAACGTGGAAAAATTAAATAAATTAGGAGTAAAAAACTCTCTTTGGAATAACATTCGAGAGAAGGCGGCAGAAAATAAACGTACGGGCGCTACACCTAAAGCACCAACTAAAGAAATGCTTAAGCAAGAGAAAAAGATTAAATTAAGAACTAAAAAGAAAAAATAATGGCAATTACAGCTAAAATCAGAATGTCTGGGGAAGAGGCGAAAGCCAAGACTTCCCTCACACCCGAAGAAATCCGTGATAGACTCTTTTACTTTCACGACGCAGCACACGAATTTCATCAGCAAACAAAAGGCGGGTGGGAACACGACGCTCTCGGTAAGCTGTATGAAGGCTTAGAGGACTTTTCTGACGATATCCCAGAAAAAATGATGGGCTATATGGATGGAAAGCGTCTTGGGCCGCTGAACAGAATTGCCACTCCTAAATATGGTGGTCACGAATCATCCGTAAAGCTCGTTAAAGAGTTAATGGATTTTTCTTATGACCTATACGAATTTGCTTGTGAGAAAAAATTGCTTGACATAGAAAATAGGTCTCAAGAGCTTTCTGGTCTTGCCGCAAAGACAATCTATCGCTTGACTTTAAGTTAATTTATATTTTATTAGTAAAGCTAAAAGTTTACACAATCCGGGAAAAAGTAAAGATTATTAACCTAACATATATATATGTCAGAAACAACAACAAACACACCGCAAGAAAATGTACAAGAATCTGTACAGCAAAACGTACAGACATTTAACCCTTTTTCAGACAGCTCTTGGTCGCCTACTCCCGACTTTGCTAACAACCCTGCTCCCGAGCAGGTGCAGCAGCAAGAGGGTGCCACATCTTCCCCCGACACACAAGAAGAATACGAAGAAGAAATTGTCGATGCAGACGAGTGGCTAAAAACACAATTTGGATGGGAGAACGCAGATACCGCCAAAGCAGAAATAGAAGAACTCCGTAAGCTTCGCGAAGGCGCATCTTCCCAAGCAGAAATAGAATTCGCCAACGAACAAAGCGCCAAGTTTTTTAAGCTTTTACAAGAGGGCAAAGAGGATGACATTTATTCATTCCTAGAAAACAAAAAGAAATTTGACAGACTTTCGTCTATCACAGACTTAGACTCAAGA